CAGCGACATCACCTTGTAGGTTACTCAGAGCTAACAAACAAAGCTACAAACGATGGACACAACGATGCCTACACAAAGCTTAATCTAACGCACTTAACGCAGACAGGTAACACACCACCTGCCATCACTGCTACAGGGCAAGACATTCAGAAGTATGTATTTGCTGACGACCTAGTCAACCCAGCCTTCAAGCGTGAGTACGCAAACGAAGATTACGAAGATCGATTCAGCATCTTTAGTGAAGAGCTAACTGGTGATTGTCTAGCGAAGGCGGATGAATTTTTTAAAGAGAAATAATTATGGCTATTATAAAAGTAAACGAAGCGAGTTTAGACTACGCAACAGGTGATGAAATGCTAAAGATTTTAGCAGAAGATGCAGGTCGCAAATGTGCCAACAGATGGTACGAAGATCCGCTTTGCTGCTATGACATCAACGATTCAAAACTCACTATTGAGAATGCATTATACATCGTAAACGCAGGTGGTGATGTGGAGAGTTATCAACTGTTTATTGAAATTGAGAGTCTAGAAGAATTGGTTCCTATCAGCTTAATTGGCTCGACTCAAAAGAACGAAGATGATGAGGATGTTCAAGTATCTTGGGATCAATGGCTTGCGCCTAATTGCTCACCTACTCAGAGAGGTGGTCGTTTGTTTGTTGGCACTCAGTGTTGCGGTGTATATACACAAGGTTGTCTACCTATGTCTGAGCTTATTACTATTGCAGACAGGTTGTTCCTAGCTTCGGAGCTACCGATTATTGAAGAAGAAGAATGACATCAGATCGCATACCATCTAAATTAGTGACTGGTAACTTTGGTAAGTTGAAGATTACCTTAAGTCCTTTCACCTATATTGCAGAGCATTATGGTGATGTAGTAGTACCTGCTGGTTTTATATTTGATGGTGCTAGTATACCTAGATTCGCTTGGAGTTTGTTAGGTGTAACTCCTTATGATCCTAAAGTTATATGCGCTGCTGTGGTTCATGATTGGTTGTATAACTCTAAAACTAAAAGCAAGATAGATGCTGATAACATTTTTTATTACATAATGTATTACCAAGGGTTCATTCCTAAAGCTAAGATGAAAATAATGTATTCAGCAGTTAAAGCTTTTGGGGGTAAGGCTTACAACAAAAAGCATAAAGATGTTGAATTTCTTTGTCCTAAAGAGTTAATTAACTATATTTCTTAAATATATGATTGAAGCAATTGGAGACCTATTAAAGATAGCGCAAGGTAATTCTTGGGAGTTTATATGCCTTGCAATGATTATTGCTGGCTGGAGGATATTCAAATATCTAGGAGAGAGTCTATTCGGTAGCGATGGATTATTAACTAAATTTATTAAAAATCTCCAAGAAGATAGTAGAGTTATGAAGGAGAAGCTAGCTGAGAATGCTCTAATTAGCTCTAAACTTCATGATCAAAGTAAGGAACATATTGATGGTGTTGAACTTAGGCTGTCTACAAAGATAGATAAAGTTTCAACTAAAATGGATAGAGTTCGTGAATCAGTTAAAAACATAAATATAAACAGATGAGTAAGAAAGAAGATTTTATAGAGTGGTTTGATAAGCAAGGCTTTAAGCACTTTAAAGCATATGAGCTTACTCGTTACTTTGATCGTGAGTTAAATGCTTATCCACCTAAATCTAAATGGAAGAACATCGTCCCTACTTTAAAGATTGTTGATAAACTTCGTGGCGCATTGAATCACCCTATCCGCATCACAAGTTCATATCGTTCTGATAAGTACAACAAAAAGATTGGTGGCGCAACTAAGTCGCAACACAAAGAATTTAAAGCGTTAGATATTCAATGCACAGGTTTAACGCCTTCAAGGTTATACCACACATTGAAGAAGTACAGAGATGCAGGAGAGTTTGAAGGTGGTCTCGGCATATATAAACATTTCGTACACGTAGACTCCAGAGGTGAAAATGTAGACTGGTAATGGACATTCAAGATAACAACAACTTAATTGAGAAACTAGGGGCTAGGTATCAAAAGCTTACTAGCTACAGGTCTGTGTATCGTGAGCGTGCAGAGGCAGCAGCAGATGTAACTATTCCACATTTGTTTCCTAGACGTGGCACTACATCAGCCACAGACTTCATTACACCTTATCAGAGTATAGGAGCTTCTGGGCTTAATGGTCTATCATCTAAGCTACTCCTAGCTTTACTACCACCTAATGCTCCATTCTTCCGACTCTTAATTGATGACGTTAAAGCTTCACAAGAAGGTTTGGATGCAACCACTAAGGGAGAGTTAGATAAAGCACTAGCTAAGGTTGAGCGTGAAGTTATGAAGGATATTGAATCTTCTGGATTCCGCAATGTTCTTTATGGAGCATTACGTCAATTGATACTCACAGGTAATGTTCTCATTAAAATGGATGAGGATGGTGATCGCATCTTCCGCTTAAACGATTACGTTGTTGAGCGTGATCCTATTGGGAATCCAATCGTTGTTATCACTAAGGAATGTTTAGGTATAGAGACAGTTGATGAAGAGATTAGACTTAAAGCATTAGCTAAAGATGCAGGTGCTAAAGAAGTTGAGTTATTCACTGTGTGTGAGTTGAAAGAAAACAAATGGCACACTTACCAAGAATTGAACGATGAAGAAGTTGATGGATCTAGAGGTACTTATAAGAAGGAAGAATCTCCTTATATGGCTCTTCGGTGGTCTCGTATTGATGGAGAGCATTATGGACGTGGTTACATTGAAGAATATATTGGGGATCTAAACGCAGCAGAAGGTCTATCCAAGGCTATCCTTGAGTGTTCAGCAGCAGCAGCAAGGATCATCTTCTTAGTTAATCCTAATAGCCAGACAAACATACGTGACTTAGCTCAGACTGAGAATGGTGGTTTTGCTTCTGGTCAAGCTGAAGCAGTGCAACCGCTACAGGTTAATAAGCAGGGTGATATGAGTGTCGCTATGCAGGTTCTTAATGGTCTTAAGGATAAACTATCACAAGCATTTCTGAGCGGTGCTAGTGGGGTTCGTAACGCTGAACGTGTTACAGCAGCAGAGATTAGACTTATCACACAGGAACTAGAGTCTACCCTTGGAGGTTTATATTCTATCCTAGCTACAGATTTGCAGTACCAGTTGGTTCACATTAAGTTAGCCAAGCTGAAGAAAGAAGGGAAGATTGGAGATTTACCTAAAGAGATTGTTAAGCCAGCCATCGTGACTGGTGTTGATGCTCTTGGTAGAGGTAACGATCTTCAGAAGTTAGAAGAATTTATTGGCGGTTCTATTCAGCAGTTTGGGGAAGCTGCACTCAGATTCATTAATGTAGGTGAGTACATGAGTAGGAAAGCTAAGTCTCTTGGCGTTGATCCAGAAGGTCTTGTGAAAGATGAGGAGCAATTAGCTGAAGAACAAAACCAACAGATGATGCAGGGCATGGCTGAACAAGCAGTTCCTCAGATTGCCCAAAACATCTCACAACCACAACCAGAATAATATATGTCACACCAAGCATTAAAAATGGAAGCAGATAACTCCTCAGTACCAACTCTTGAGGAACGTGCAGAAGCAGTGAAGAGTTACATCGGAGAAGATGAACCAACACAGGAAACACAAGAGGTTCAAGAGGAGCGCCCAGATTGGCTAGACCCTAAGTTCAAGTCGGCTGAAGAGATGGCGAAAGCCTATGGGGAACTAGAGTCTAAACTAGGGCAACCAACAGAAGAGACCACAGAGGAAGATACTGAAGAGGTAGCTCAAGAGGTTGATACTGAAGAAGTTCCGCAAGGTGACACACCTGCACAACAGGTCGCTATCGGTAAAGCTACTGAAGGTTTCTTTGAGACAGGTGAGATAACATCTGAGTCTTATGAAGAACTAGCACAAGCTGGAATCTCAAAAGAGATCGTAGATGAGTATGTAAGCAACTACCAAGCTGCCCAAGAGTTAAATCAACTCAAGACGAATATGGCTGCCAACCAAGTTAAAGAGTCAGTTGGAGGCGAAGAAAGCTACCAGCAAATGACATCATGGGCAAAGAAGAACCTAACTACCGAAGAACAGAAATCCTATAACGATGCTGTAGAATCTGGAGATATGGGTCTTATTAACTTGGCAGTAAGCGGATTATATAGCAAGTATAGTAGTAGTAATAGCATTCCACCAAGCAATCAACTTAAAGGAATGTCTGCTCCATCAACTACCCAAGGTTTCTCAAACACGAAAGAGATGAGTCAAGCGATGCAAAACCCTAAGTATGGTGTAGATGCAGCTTACACTAAATCAGTTCGTGATCGAGTAGCAGCAAGTAGCTGGTAAACAATTTCAATTTCCTAATAACCAAGCGAGATATATGTTCAACGGATGCCCAGTGTTCTGGATAACATCGACAGTCAATGATATGTGGAACGTCTAAGTAAAAGGGGAATACCAAACAAGCAAAACAAAAACACAAACCTAATTAAATATTATGGCTCAAATTACTAATCCATCCCGCACTGGTCAAATCAATGCAGCGGGTGATGATCGTGCCTTGTTCCTCAAGGTGTTCTCTGGTGAAACAATGGCTACCTTCGATAAGGTAAACCTAATGAAGTCTCGCCACATGACTAAGACTATTGCCTTCGGTAAGTCTGCTCAGTTCACTGTAACAGGTACAGCGGAAGCTGCGTACTTCGATAGTGGCACTAACATTCTTGATCCTGCTAATGGTCTACTAAATAACATCCTCCGTGGTGAGCGTGTTATCAACATTGACAAGCCTCTCATCTCAGCAGTGGCTATCTCTGAAGATGATATGAAGCTTAACCATGACGCATCAACTGCTATTCAATCTGAAGAGCTTGGTCGTGCATTGGCTAACAAGTTTGATGCTTCATGTATCAAGGTTGCTTACAGTGCCGCTCGTACACCTGCTACTCTTACTCGTGATGGTGATCGTGTATTCGGTGGTACTCGTATCTTCTCTGATGTTGAGGGTGGTGGTGAAGGAGATGATGATGTAAACCTTGGCTTCGGTGCTACGTTCACATCTGCTCTACAGCTTGCTGATGCTCTCTATGCTGCTAAGACAGCACTTGATGAGAAGAATGTTCCTGCTGAAGATCGTTGTGCAATTATGCCATCTAAGGAATACAACCTCCTAATCTCCGAGTTCCCAGAGACTCAGCTTAACCGAGTAATCAATCAAGACATTGGTGGTTCTGGTTCTTACTCTCAAGGTACTCTTGGGATGATTGCTGGCTTTGAGATCCTTTCATCCAACAATATGCCTAATGGTCAAGACCTTAGCGCAGTTGATGAAGGTGGAGTAAACAACGATGTATTTGGTGCTGATGGCATTGGCTACAACGGAGACTTCACAGGGTCACGTATCCTCTGTTTCCATAAATCCGCAATGGGTACAGTTCAGTTGATGGATCTATCCACTGAAATGGAATGGAAAATGGAATACCAGACAAACCTCTATGTTGCTAAGTATATGCTTGGTCATGGCGTACTTCGTCCAGAAGCCGCTGTAGAGATTTCTGACGGCAACCTATCCTAGTCCCTAACCCTAGCTGCGTCCTTCTTGGTGGGGGCGCAGCTTTCTTTCTTATGGCAAACGCATTTACAACTAAACTGGAAGCGATCAATACGATCCTACAGATCATTGACGAAGAACCAATCAACTCACTAAATGATGAGTTGCCATTGGAAGCTACAACTGCAATTCACAACCTAGAAGAAGTGAGTCGTGAGATTCAATCTAAAGGGTATGACTTCAATACAGAGTATGAGTTCCCATTACCACCAAACCTAGACGGCACTATAACATTGCCACAATCAACTCTATCCTTTGATATACCTAAACAATCTATCAATGGTGGGGGTATTGATTACATCCAAAGAGGTGTAAGAGTTTATAATAGAACTGATCGTACATTCATTATAAACAAAACCTTGAAGGCTATGGTTGTTAGCTTTCTAAACTGGGATGATCTACCAGAGCAATTCCGCAAATGGATCACTATACGAACAGCTAGAATAACAGCAGCAAGAACTGTAGGAGATCAAGCAACAGTCTCATTCTCTATGCAAGAGGAGATAGAAGCTAAAGCTAATGCTGAGAACTCTGATGCTCGTTCATCTAACGCTACTATTTTTGATAACACTATCAGTCAGTTAATAACAAATAGGAATATCCGCAGGGGCGGTAACTTGAATTATTAAGTCCAATGCCAATCATCAACACAACGATACCTAACTTAATTGGAGGTATAAGTCAGCAGCCAGATAGGTTGAAGTATGAAGGTCAATGTAATGACTCGTTAAACTGCCATGCATCTGTAAAGGATGGTTTAATTAAGCGCAATGGATTTAGCCATATAAGCAAGCTGGGCGACTACAGCTTCTCTGAAGATGCTTTTGTTGAACATATCAACAGATCCATTGAGGAACGCTATATAGCAGTATATGACAACGATATAGGCATGAAGGTATTCAATGCTGATACTGGTGTTGAGTGTGTTCTTACTGGTGATATAACATACTTTGAAACAGGGGATTCACCAGAATACCAAAGCTTAAGAGCAACTACGATTGCTGACTTCACTTTCATTACTAACAACACACAAGAGGTTGAATCAACCACCACATCTGAAGAGGATTACAACAATGGTTATATAGGTGTGTTTGTTAAGCAAGGTGATTA